AAAACAGAAACTCGGGTTTCCCTGATTGATCGGACTAGACCCGAACAACAACATATTCAACGATTTGGTGCAATGTAGTGGAAATTTTAGACGCAATCTCAACCACATGGCCTATATTCATAGGAGTAGTCGGCTTAGTAATAGTATTAGCTAAAATGCACGGTGATATTCAAATAATGAAGGAGAAAATTAGAACATTATTTGAACTATGGAACAAAAGGTAGGCAAATAAAAGAAGGGGCCGAAGCCCCTTCTAACACATTTATCTCCTTTCACTTAGTCATCATCAGCCAGCTTCTTAAAGAATGATAGACTTTCATCATCCTCATCCGAAGACCAAGGTACCTCACTATCAGACTCTACCGAAGTAGGGGCTGGGGCAGAACGTGATACTGGTGCTTCTGTAGTATCTACTACCCTTAGGTCAGGCTTATTCTCAAGACCTAATACATGATTTAACCTTGCTTGTAGTTCAGCATAAGACTTGAAGTTCTTAGGGTCTAGAAACTCAACTAATGAATATTGAGTATTCCAAATTTCTTCAAGTCGATCATCATCTCCATCTACTGGTGATGCTGTTTCGAACTCTGACTTATCATAATTACGATAACCCTCATAATTACGAATCTTTAGCTTGAAGTTAGCACCTTCCCATAGGTCAAATGGGTTTACTGGTGTTTCATCTTCAAACTCAGGCTGCATAGCATTCTGAAGCTTCTCAAAGATCTTAGCACCATACTGATACAAAAAGACCTTACCCTCATTACTAGGATTAGCAGGATCCTTTACAATTAAAATATTCGAGACATACTTCAAACGGCGCTTTTGCTTACGAGCAACATCCTTATTAGACTCGATGCCTGAATTCCATAACATAGAATTGTGTTCAGACAAAGGGTCCTTCTCACCAACACCCAATGAAGTACGGGAATTCTCAATATACCAACCACCAGTGCCTTGAAAGCCATGGTCGTAGTACTTTACCCATGGCACATCTTCACCATTAGGGGCAGGTAAGAAACGAAGAACCGCATAACCATTACCAGACTTATCTACCTCTGGCTTCCATAGTCGATTATCACGACCATTATCGGTACGAGTGGTTAACTTCTCTGCGGCCTTAACTAGACTATCGAGAGAGGTCTTACGGGACTTCTTTAGATTTGCAAAACTTGACATTTATTATTCTCCTTGGTTCGACTTAATACGACTTAATACAATTTGATTCGACTTAAACAAAAACATTCTTCATTACCGTTAGGTACTCCTTTCTATCAGTTACTACGAAGGGTGAATACTTCTTCACCTTCTTATTATACTCTAACCAGATGTATTCGTCAAGTAAAAAATGATTAATATGACGAATAAAATTCAATACTCTATCTAGTATAATAAAGGACTCTATTGATATCTCTTCCGCTATTAATAGTTTTAGAATAATCGGATGTTGATCATCTACACAAGTAAAAATGTTATCAAACGTAATATCATTCTTATCCATGTAATCTCTAATTGATACCATATCTTCTTTGAATGAATACTTCAACGATTGTTTTCTTTTCTTCCAATCATTAAACACTCGTTCGGCCTTATCACCTACCATAGAACCTACCCAAGCAGATTGGTCAGTCACCATGTTAGATACAAAAAAATCAACTAAGTCCTCTTTATATTTATTTTCTAATTTCTCAAAAAAGAACTTATCTTTACGTTTTAAAAAAGTTTCTTCTTTTACTCTCGCCTTCCCTTTGTACTTAAAATAATCATAACTATCCGACTTAAAATGATTCTTTAATGCGACATATGTTTTATACGCATTATAGCCTGGATAATACATTACACGGGCAAGCAACTTAGTTTTTCTTTTAATAAGTTTAGATTACTAGCTTCAGCTTCAATTTTAGAACGGATAACTTTATTTAATAACTTAGGGATTACCTCAATTTCTATTTCATTTGTAGTACAATAATGCACAATAGCATCAATATAAGATTCGCCTGTACTTAGAACAAATTCTTCTAAGTGTAAGTTGAAAGAGATCCTATCAATTATCATTTAAGCCACCTACAGTAGTTCTAATAATATCATCAGTCAAAGGCTCTGGATAATAGATTTCTAATACTACACAAGCACTCTTACTATGAAACCAATGGTATTCGTTTGGTTTAACTGTAGTAAACATACCCGGGCTTAGAGACGTAGTATCAACTAGATCATAATCATTCTTACGAACGTTAATATCCATAAGACCACTAATACAATAGAAACCATTCCATTTGTGTTCATGTTTATGTTCAGAACAACGATAGCCTGGATTAGTTGTAATCTTATGTAACTCAATAAAGGGTGTTACTAAGATTGGTTCTGTAGAACCCCATACTTTACCATAAATCATTTAACAACTCCATCAATATCTAATAATTGTTTCAAAACCTTTTCAAAATCATCTAGTCTAATCATATTAGGGCCGTCAGAAGGGGATGACATAGGGTCAGGGTGAACTTCCATGAAGACACCGGCAACACCCACTGCAACGGCGGCTTTAGCTATAACAGGAGCGAATCTACCGTCCCCACCGCTCTTATCACCACCTCCGCCAGGGTGCTGAACGGCATGAGTACAATCGATAACAATAGGATAGGAATTACCATTACTACTTCCATCTTTCATAATCTCCAATGATCTCATATCAACAACTAAATTATTATAGCCGAACGTAGTACCACGTTCTGTTACTATAACTCTATTATAACCTAAATTCTCTATCTTGTCAACCACATTCTTCATTTCCCATGGAGAAAGAAATTGACCTTTTTTAACATTAACTGGTTTGCCTGTCTTAGCGGCCGCTTCTAATAAGTCAGTTTGTCTACATAGAAAGGCTGGTATTTGAATGATAGATGTATTGATAATTTCAGCTTGCCAAGAATCGTGTACATCTGTTATAGTAGGGATGCCCAGTTCTGTTTCGATATGATCAAATACATTCATAGCAAGATCGATACCTTGGCCTCGATAGCCTTTACTAGAAGTACGATTAGCTTTATCAAAACTCATTTTAAAACAAAAGTTGACATCGTACTTCTTACACGTTTCTGATAAAGAAGTAGCAATGTCAACGGCTAGGCTAGAATTTTCAAATACACAAGGTCCAGCTATAATGGATAGTTTTTTATTATTATCAAGACCTTCATAAAAATCATTCATAAAAGATATGACTCCCTATAATTGTTGCTACTTTCATCTCTTTAGACCATTTCGGATTTACGTCTTTAGTATGATAGTGTGTTGAACCCAACGTAAAATCTTCTATGGTATAAAGTAAAAGGTTGCGGGCTATGTATATAGAATTATCCCACGAACTTTTATTTCTAGGATTGTCAGATTTGCCATCACAATACCAAGAGAAATGACATTTATTAATTACTGGTACATTATTCCAGTGCTTCGCTTGTTTAACTACACCGCAGATAGTATTAGGAAACCTATCGCTTTTAACACGATTTTGTGTAACTAGTCCTACAGCATATTGGCCTCTTCTATCTTCTCCTCTTGATTCGAAGTAGATATTTTTAGCAAGGCATTCAAGTTCTTCTTGATTTATCTCTACATGATGTGACTTAGCTTCTCCTGGGCATATTAGTATGGCAGCAAATGCTATGGCAAAAAACACTAGAGATCCAGTAATAAATCTAACTAATCCCTCTTCAGAGATTTTCAACAATATTCTTTTCCTTAGTGGTTGAAAGTTAGGCCCGTTATTTAACAGGGTGGAGCCTATACCCCGTGATACTTATTCAGTTTAGGCCGCTAGGCGATATTCTGAATAGTTGTCAACTGCAATATTATCGTTTGCATTTATATTGTTTGCACGATACGGTGTAGCTCACCGGTTACCTCGATTTGACCATTACTACGTCAGTCGATCCTGTTTCGCCCCCATCATAAATACACGGTTCTCAGTAATATCAACTGCTTCTTTATTTATGTCGCAACCAATATATTTTCTATTGAGTTGTTTTGCCGCTACTATTGTGGTACCCGAACCACAGAAGAAATCTGCAACAACCCCATCTTCAGGACATGAACTATCTATAATTGGCAATAATAACTTGACTGGTTTTTGTGTAGAGTAACCTACTCTTTCAGTCTTGTCATTTTGCCCAAGCATTGGTATTTTCCAAACATCATCAAGAATTTTACCTTTAGAATTATAATACTTTTCTTTTTTGTATCCTCTAGGTGCTGTTGGACTATATTCTTGTCTAACATATTCAGAGTTTTCATTGAAAAAATAATCATCTGTCTTACTATATCGAAAGATAGTATCATGTCTCTTACCAAAATCTTTCTTCTTTCTTGGTGCAGAGTTATAATGCCAGATGATTTCATTTCTAAAATTCTCTATACCAAATATCTCATCAAGCATAATCTTCGTATAATGAGATATTTTGTAGTCACAATGAATATAGAGTAAACCAGTACTCTTT